CGTGGTCCTAGTCGACGCAGAGAGGTTGTTGTAAATATATCTCCGAGAGCGAGGCGGTCATCGAGTAGCGAGGGTAAGATGAGAGGAAAAACTAGAAAATTTCCAAGAGCTGTCATGAGTAATGTTAGGCGGTTTCCAAGTGCTCTAGTTGTTCCTACAATAGCTCCTCCACCGCGTGGTCCTGGTCGGCGCAGAGAGGTTGTTGTAAATATATCTCCGAGGGCGAGGTGGTCATCAAGTAGTGAGGGTAAGGTGAGAGGAAAAACTAAAAAATTTCCAAGGGCTGCCATGAGTAATGTTAGGCGGTTTCCAAGTGCTCTAGTTGTTCCTACAATAGCTCCTCCACCGCGTGGTCCTGGTCGACGAGCACCTCGAGATGTAGATAACTGGGTTTTATTAAATGGCGGACCGACTATACGTAGAGGACCTATTGGAGCACCCGAACAAGCAACGCGATACAATCCACAAGCAACGCGATACAATCCACAAGCAACGCGCCAGCGATTAACACCATTGTGGTCGTCGTCATCATCATCCGCAGCAACGCGATACAATCCACCAGCAACGCGCCAGCGATTAACACCATCGCGGTCGTCATCGTCATCATCATCCGCAGCAGCGTGTCGGCGATTAACACCATCATGGTCGTCATCGTCATCATCATCCGCAGCAGCGTGTCGGCGATTAACACCATCATGGTCGTCATCGTCATCGTCATCGTTAGAGCCGTGGCTGCTGCCTCCATCACGACTGCCTATAATTCGACCCCCTAATGTGTCAACATCATCATCGTGGTCGTCATCATCCTTCATCACTCCATCCAGTCGACGACGCCGTCGATTAACACCATCATCGTCATCATTCTCACCTGCACCATCGTCATCGTCATCATTCTCACCGGCATCATCGTCATCGTCATCATTCTCACCTGCATCATCGTCATCGCGTCGACGACACCTTCCCACGCGACGACGAGCACGGCAGCCGATGATATTACCAAGAAGGTCGTCGTCGTCGTCGAGGTCGTCGAGATCGTCTGGTCCGTCGCCTCGTTCGAGCTCTTCAAGACCATAGTCGTTCTGGTTAATGTGAGTGTCTTTTACATAATTGAGAGCCATCAATAGATATAACACTATTACATGGCTTACCTATATTAACGCCGCTTTTTAACACAGCTATGCATCGCGGCTTATCAAATGTGGTCGAACACGCTTCTTTATTTTTTACTTTTACGGGCGAGGTGGTTGACGATGCAACGATTGATGATTTTTTATCCGTATATTTTTTATAATGTTGTGGACAAAATAGTAGATTTTCAGCCTGATAATATAGTGCATTTTTGTTACACTTTGCCTCACATTGGGGTTCACCGTTACGTTTTTTTATAGTATGGGAGCATTTGGTGGCGGGGATACATTGGGTATCGGGGGCGTGAATATATTTAGCATTTTTAATGGATGGGTATGGAATAAATGGTAATAATTTGTTGGTGATACTGCGACAGTATGGGCATTTGATTTGATTTGCGGCAAGTTTAGTAACTTCGTATAGTGTATTTGATTTTGTTTTCTGGTAGAGTACTTCTTTATATATGTGTATGTAGTTAAATTTGTGATTACATGCGAGAGTAATATGATTTGGGTGGAGGGGTTCTTTAGAAATAAGACAAATATTATCGTCGTTTGTTGTATTGATAATTGCGTTAACTGAATTAGTGGGGGGAGCGTGTAGAGGTGGGTTGGTATTTGTAGTAGAAGGTGTAGTTTTCATAATTTTAGAAAGTTCTGAAAAAAAGTCGATAGAATTTTGCGAGGTGTGCGTATTTAATTTAGAAGATAACATAAAATATGAATTGTGTATATTAATAAAATAAAAAGTCTTTATATTATTATATTAATAATATGGCGACAAAGAAAGAATGGGGGAATGCGACGTGGTATTTATTTCATACTCTTTCGTATAAAATGAAGGATGAAAATTTTGAAGAGTTGAAAGATGATTTTTTAAATATATGCACAAAAATATGTGCGAATCTTCCTTGTCCTGATTGTTCGGAACATGCGACGGAAATTATGCGGAATTTAAAGAGGGATAATATTAAAACAAAAAAGGATTTACAGATATTCTTTTTTGATTTTCATAATTCGGTAAATAGGCGCGTTAAGAAGCCGTTATTTAAGGAAGACCAGATGTTCATGTATCATAAGGCGATAACTAAAAATATTGTTTTTAATTATATAAACGTAATGTCTAAAAAACAGCATAACATAAAGTTACTTACAAATAGTTTTCACAGAGATATGACTATGAATTATTTTAAGAAATGGATAGCGCATAATAGCATTAAATTTAATTCGTAATTTGCGAGCGACTCTTACATGGTATGTATAACTTCTCCATTTCTATATACCTTGCATTTAAATGTTTGTTTGTTGGGGCGAGAGCATATTGATGCACCGTTTTCAACATTAAAGAAAACCATTTCATTATTTGCCGCGGAAACAAAAAGATACCACATATATCCGACGATCCATCCGATAGCGAGACCGATAATGACGCCGACAATGGGGGTACAGCCGTAATAGATTTTAGATGCTGCGTCGATGAAGAAGAATACCATAATGATGGAGAGCATGACGACATTGTAGCTGCTATATTGTAACATTGGCATAAACATGTAGGCGAAAATGAATCCTAGTGCTGCGCTATTGAAATTGGGGATTGTGTATTGACCTAGACCGAATGGTAGTGATACGAAGTTACATTGTTGTTTCCAGTATGGTGAGCCGCGATTATTTATATTATCAAATTTGGCGTTGGTGGTGAAGGCGGTGATAGAGAAGACGAAAAGAAGGATAATAAAGCCGGCTAAATACATTACCCATTTTAAGTTGCCGTTGCTTAAACTAGAAATGATGAAAAATCCGGATAGTAGTACAGGAGATAGAGACGAGAGAAGTTGCAAAATATTACCGATAGATAGGGATACACCTGGTTCTAAATTTGATAACATTGTCGCTTTAACAAATTTTGAATAAGCCGACTCTTGTGGCTGGTTTTGATTTTGAGGTACTTGTTGATTATTAACAGTTGACATATTATATATTATATGTTATGATATAATATATAATAATATAATGTTTTTGTTTTGAGTAATTGTTTTGAGTAATTGTTTTGAGTAATTCTTGAGTAATTGTATTTTATACTTAATATTTATAGCAATGTATTAAATATATATGTAAAATACATAGAAACAAAAAGATAATAATACATACAGTATATTATTATCCGTATCGCGTCTCTCGTTACAGTATAACATGGGTATTCCTAGTTATTTCTCAAAAGTGGTGAAAGCGTATCGTCATATTCTAAAAGATATGACATATTTGAGTCATGTAAATAATTTATATATGGATTGTAATTCATTGATATATGATGCTGTAAAAAATAACCCAACGTATGATAAAAGCAAAAATAAGGAGTATGAGAGGGGGCTTATAAAGGCGGTATGTAATAAGATTGATTATTATGTAAGTGTATTAAATCCGAAGACTCGCGTATTTATTGCATTTGATGGTGTTGCGCCTGTTGCGAAACTGAGTCAGCAGCGTGATAGGAGATATAAGTCGTGGTATACGACACAAATGCAGCGGGATATAGAAGGTACAGGTGCAGGTGCGGGGTATAAAGAGACATGGAATACGTCGGCGATTACACCGGGTACTAATTTTATGAAGCAATTAAATGAGGAAGTCGGTATATATTTTGGCAAAAAGGCATGCGGCGATGACTTGAGTGTGGTAGAAAACCCATTGGAGTATATTATATCGAGTAGTTCGGAGGAGGGGGAAGGGGAGCATAAAATATTTGACTATATGCGAAGGTTTCCGGAGTATCATAATTCGACAGATATGATAACGCTTGTATATGGTTTGGATGCGGATTTGATTATGTTGACCTTGAATCATTTACATATAACTAAAAACCTCTATTTATTCCGTGAGACACCTGAGTTTATAAAATCGGTTGATTCTACGTTGGATGCGAACAAGGATTATTTGCTAGATATTCCGGAGTTGGCTGCGTCTATTGTAAAATATATTCAAAATGATGGCGTCGATGGCAATAACGTAGGAGGAGGTGGTACAGATGTAAGAGAAATAAACAGGATAACAGATTATATATTCATGTGTTTTTTGTTGGGGAATGATTTTATGCCACATTTTCCGGCATTGAATATAAGGACGGTGGGTATAGATATATTGTTAAATGTATATAGGGAGACGTTAGGTAAGACGAATAAGTATTTAACGGATGGGAATAAAATAGTGTGGAAAAATGTGAATGAGTTTATAGTGAATATTGCGAAACAGGAAGATATCTTATTGATGGAGGAGCATAAGAAGCGTGATAAGTTTGCGCGAAGGTTTGGAGGAGGAGGTGGCGGTGGAGCAGGAGCAGGAGCGGTAGGCAATAACAACATGAGAGATAACAGGTTCGAGAGAAATGCGTTTAATCATGGAATAAATAAAAACTCTTATAACTCATCAAACACGCAATCTTTTGCAAAAAATGATAAAAATGTATTACAAGACACGGAAGAGGTGTTGGGCGAAGGAGTAGATATAAATAAAATGGATGATTTGTTGATGTTGCCGATGAAAGAGCGAAGTGTTGAGAAATACATTAATCCTTTTGTGAAGGATTGGGAGTATAGATATTACAAGGCATTGTTTGATATTGAGATAACTGACGATAGAAGGAAACAAATTTGTGTAAATTATTTGGAAGGGCTGGAGTGGACATTTCATTATTATATGGAGGGTTGTATAGATTGGAAGTGGTGTTATAATTATCATTATGCACCATTGTTTAAAGATCTTGTAAAGTATATTCCACATATGGATACGCAATTTTTGAAACGAAAAGAGAAACAGCCAATCGAAGACCTCGTACAATTATGTTATGTATTGCCTAGGGAAAATTTAAATTTATTGCCTGTAGAAGTAAATATAGTATTATTGCAAAGATTGGGACATCTTTATGGTGGTGACTATGAATTTAAGTGGGCATATTGTAGATATTTTTGGGAGAGCCATGCGGAATTACCCGAGTTACATATTGAAACATTGGAGAATATAGTCTTTGAGGCGAAAAATAAAAAAACCTTTGCGGTTTCCAATCCTATTCCTATACCGAAGTCGCATCATAATGATAATAAACAGTCGTTATAAAATGGAGTAATATTATTATTTTTGTTAAATTTCGTGAACTTTTCATGAGCTTTGTTATATTTATGGCGGAACTATAAATATAACGGTCACAGGCGGGAGTTTATGATGGTGGTAGTTGTATTAGGAGGATGATGTAGCATGAGACGTAACAGATGCGTGAGAAAATGGGAAATTCTTTAAAAAAGGAAACTTGAAAAAACTGCATCCAATCGAAGAATCACTACTAGATGTACATGCAGATGCATCACATTTTCCAGTGAATTTGTAGATACAAGATATAGACGAAAAACATTTCTCAACAATTTTAAAAATAATAAAATATACAATAGACCATAGTGTGCTGCGAAGCAATAAAAATGAAACGGGTAATGGCGTGTCACCTTTTTCTATTTTGTTTTCGATACAGGGAAATTTGGTCGCGTAGTGCTCCATTTTTTCAAGACACTCGCGATGAGATAGACCTTGACTGCGGAGTGTATCGATGCGGTACTTGTCCATTTTGGACCATATTTTGCTCCAACATTTATAGAAGTCGTTGTAATAGTCGTCTTTTGTATATTCGCGTTTATGTTTTTTCTCGAATTTGGATCTGAGTTTTTGGGGGTCTATCATAGGACCATAGTAGGTAAATAGTTTAGTATTTTTGTGTAACATAATATGTACATCGTCTATGACATGATCTTTATTAGTGGTGTGAATAATTTGTATAGGTAGGTTATTTTCGAAAGAGTGGTAAATAAATCCTTTTTTAAGAGTGGTTGATACGGTGTGACGATGTGGGCGACGAAGTGCTTCGGGGTATAATGAAAGATTGCGTTTATCATCTTTTTTGCGAAGTTCTTCTATTTTTTTGAAATTTTCTAAAACTTTTTCTTTTGTATTCCCCTGATTAACATAAATAGCGTAAGATGTGAGGTAACAAATAACACCCAACACGGGTAACATAATCCTCATTTTATTTAAAGCAATAAATTTAGAAGAATAATGTAAAACATAAGGGTCAATAAAGAAGTCTCCTACGGAAACATGGTTTGTCATGTACATAATATTCTTGTCTATGATAAGTCCTTGTTTTGAAACTTTATGCATGGAGCATTTTGTAGCGCTCATACAACATTCGACAATGTACTGTATCGCCTGTTTATTATTTTTTATATCATAATTAAGGATTGTAAAAATAGGCATAATCAACACCATATATAAAAAAATAAAAATATCTAAAATATTTCGAATACCAAAATTAGAATAGTCGTAACTAAGCGTAGGTTCGATATCTACCATTTTTAATTGCTGTTATCGATAATATTTACTAAAGAACACTTAAAATAAAATAACATAAATTACTAAACATTAAAACGCAGAAAACGCCGTACATATGTAAATATTTGTAAAACAGGTAAAAGTTATTAAATAAATATTTACCGAAATAAGTAATTTAAAACAACGATTATAAAGATAGTATAATAGTGCAACGGAATGGAAAATGTATTGAGTCGTATTGACAATAGTTATAGAATTCTTAAATTTTCGGGAACGAGGGCAGATTTTGCAACACTGATGGATAATAATCCGGGTATTCTTATTTTCAAATTTACGGCGAACTGGTGTGGTCCATGTAAAACCATAAAAGAATATTCATACAAGAAGTCGAATGATTTGCCCGATTATATGACAATGATGGAGGTGGATGTAGACGAGTGTTTTGACTTGTATGCCTTTTTGAAACACAAAAAGATGGTGAATGGTATTCCTGTATTTCTGGCATATGCGAAGGGCATAACCAATGGACCAATCGCGTCAATTACAGGGGCGAGTTTGCCCGATATAGAGACGTTTTTTGCGACGTGTATGAGTTACAAGTTTTCGTGATGAAAGATTTGAATCATTTTATCCCTCATATAAATATATATATTATTTAAAACAACTTAAATAAATTAGATCATATATTTATATAACAACGATCTACTTCCATGGATAAAATTGGTTTTTTCATCAATGAAAGACCTGAATTATACAATTATATTAATGATAAAGTTATACCAGTTAATGAAAAATTTAAACTTGTTCATGCTCCTGTGAAATCTGGAAAAAGAGGAATGGTCGAAATATATTCTCTTATCGATAAAAGTTCTAAACATATTTATTTAACTGCTTTACATAGAAAAGCGGATGAAAAACAACGGAAGGAATTATCTTCTTATGGTATAGAAGTTTATTCGGTTAATAACAAAGACAAAAAAGATAACTGTATAAAATGCATTGATGATTTAATTGGTAGTAAAAAAAATGTAAAAATTCATTTAGATGAACTCGATTTTGGTTGTGGGAATAATCAACTTTTAAGTTATATATGGACTAAATATAAAAGTAATCCAAGTGTATATTTCATTTTATATAGTGCTACAATTGAGGTTGCTAAAAAGGAATTTTTGCATGTTAATGATATTCACGATGTTCATGAATGTGATAGGTATGTACCCCCAACAACATATTTTGGTATAAAAAGATATTTAAATAAAAAAAACTTTTTTCAAGCTTCACCATTTATTAGTTATAATGATACCAATAATACCTGTTCTGTTACTACACAAGGACGTGAATTAATTAGTAAACTAATAAGTAATACAAATAATATAAATAATAAAAGACATATAGGAGTTCTTAGATTAGCAGGAAATTTTAAAGTAAATGGAAAACTGGTATCTCAATTTGAAAAGATGAAAGATAGTAAAGATAAAATTGAAGACGAATATGGAGTACGTTTAAAATTTGTTGGAAGCAATGATAATACTGTTGAATGGGATAATATTAAATATTGGGAAGAATTAACACCTAGTTTTCCATTTATTATAGTGATTAATCAAGTTTCTGGTAGATCGACAGAATGGAAATGTCATCCATTTATTGTTTGGTATCATACACTTAGAACCGACGAAACACCGATTGGTACAATTATTCAAGACCAAGAAAGACCCGTGTATTATACAGGTACTTATACTGATGATATTAATATTGAGATATATGGTGATTTGGAGTGTGCTAAATATTCTGCTGGTCAAATTACTTTACAACAAATGCTAACTATGACATCAAGAAAATTAAACGCTAGGTTAGATACTAAAACAAAGAAAAATCATGTTGATGTAATTTCAGAATCTTACGACAACTGGGAATTGATACCAAAAAAATATAAAAAGGGAAAATCTTTGTCAACACATGTAAATCAAGATAATATTTTAAAACATAAAATGTCTATTATTGAAAAAATAGACAATGTTAATGTTAAAAATGAATATGAAATTAAAAATTGGGATAAATATAGCCATTTAGAGGGTTTCTATATGACTAATATAAGAAGTTCACGAATAAATTTTATAAAGGGTAAAAAAAGTAATAATAAAGCTGTATGGTTTAAAAGTGATATAGACACTGAATTAAAAGAAGGTATTAATGAAAAATCTAAAATTAGAATTAATCTTTATTATCCCGATGGTGAAACAGACCCAAGTAAATATAAATTTATTGTTAGAATATTTAATGGGTCTAAGCAAACTAATTGTTCAAATACGACAATGTATAATACATAATATTTTAGTTTTTTGTTATACAAAAGCGAGATTATAAATGGTAATAAAATATACTATATAAACTATTTTTATAGTATATTTTGCGTATGAAATATACTATAATCAAGTAGTAGTAACAACCAAATATTACTATATTTTCAACAAAACCGACTGAAATCGACGCGAGGTCCATTGAGAATGGTAACAGGCAACCATCGTATTGCGGAGGGGTTACAAATTTCTTTAGAAAAGAATCCGACTCCTATTCTAGCACAAACGCCGACGGCGAGTCTTGTAGAAATGATGAACCGGCTGATATCGCCGGATAGTTCAGCGCGTGCGCCTACATTTGCGACACCGATTTCAAATGTAGCGCCGGGGATAGGAATTTGTGCTGTAAAAGAAGCGGTCCATGTTCTTCCTACACTTCGGCTCACCCCTAAAAGCGACGCCCATGCTTTATATCCGAAGTTTGCGGGGGAGTCACAGGGGAGAATCCAAGCGGATGCACCCACCGATGCATAATTTTGAAGTCCGATGGTGCATGTAAGTTCACCACCAAATCGGGCTTCTTTGCATGTACAAAAGTTAGGGAGGCGAAAATAGTTAGTGATTGGTCCGCAAATGCTAAGGGCTGTAGATTTCATCCCTGAACCAAAATCGCGCATTTCAGCGACTTTAAATGCGTCCAAGTTTACAACGGCATCGGTGACACTACCGTCGGCAGCATAACTACATTTGGAGTCTTCGACACAACTTGAGGAAACAGGGCATGAAAATCGCGCATCCATACAACGAACGGCATTTGGGAGAGGGGAGCACGCGTAGACCAATCCAGCGCCCACGGCAGATGCGTTACTCATACATGTCTGGGATGGGGCACACGCGATACCGTTACCGCAGTCTTCAGATGCAGGATGAGAGACGGGGGCGATGGTTGGAAGGGCGTCAGTGTCGCAAACAAGCATGACAAGGGCGCATGCTAAAAATGTGGGGAGTTTCATTTTTTGAGAATATATATAGTATATGTTTATATTTTTATATACTTTTCCATATATATACTTCCCACCCATATATCATTTATACATGCACGTGTTTCATGGGTTTATATAGCGAACGTTAATATTTCTTCAAAACGATAATATATGCTAGAAATATACCGAAAAAGTTTTTAGCGAAGAGGTCTAAAATATTGTAAATCGAGTTTTTAATATTGTACGGCATCAAAGCAGCGATACCGTAAATAGACCAAAAGAAAAAGAAATACCAGAATATTTTCAAACCAGTATCGCTTTGAGTTGCAAATTTGTGGTAAATAACATAATAGTAAATCAAAAACGGTATAAATCCCATAAAAACACCCAAGCCCGTTGAAATAATTTTTACTTCTCCCAAATAGCCGAATAATAACATTAACCAGTTTAACGTCATCACTTTTGAAACACTATCTAGGTTATCTTTTAGTGTTCCGAATAAAGTCATACCCGCGGTGTCTATATTATTATGTCTTTTTCCGAGAAATATCAAGTATACCATTAATGTTGTCAACATGGTTGGTGTGGTAATTGCCCAGTCGACATACCGCTTAGGTGTAACATTGGTTACTTTGTTAAAGTTGTATACCAACCATATGTAAAAAATACCTTCGATGAGTTGAACGGTTAGTTCTAAATATAGTAAGTGGTTAATTAAAAGATATTGAGGCGGAGTATTTCTCGAAAATACTAGTGCTATAATCTCGATGATGGCGGTAATAATCTGTACAATAACGGATATCTTTAGTGTTTGATAGAAAATGTTATTTGTATTTGTATTTGTATGTGTATTTAGTTTCTGAATACTATTTGTCATGTAATGTGTGGTTGTGTTGTTGCAGTTATGTATATATATAGTTAAAATATAAAATTAGAATAGGGAATAAAGAATAAAGAATAAATCTGTCAAAATATATTAATCTGTATTAAAATATAGAAATAAATTTACTATATTATAGTAAGAGTGATAGTAAGAGTGATAGCACGTATGTCAAATATACTGGAAAACATGGATTTGGATATAAACAACTATGAGTTAAATGATATATTGAACTTATTCAAGTTGCCGGTAATGTTTGACGAGAAACACCTTAAACAAGCAAAGGTGGTGGTGTTGCGCATGCACCCTGATAAGTCGAATTTACCGAAGGAATATTTTCTATTTTTTACAAAGGCGTATAAAATATTATATGAGATATACAAGGTCAGGTTTCCTGATGCGAAGAAATACAAAGAGGATAAGTTTTTGTATACAGCGGTGATAGACCGCGAGTTAAACCAGACCAAGTCAAAGACGGCACACAGTGCGGAGGATCGTGAATATCACGCGTCTCAAGAAGAGGCATATAAAAAGATTCAAAAGATGGATTCAACAAAATTCAACACATGGTTTAACGATAAGTTTGAGAAGTTTCGCCTACACGACGAAGAGCAGGATAATGGGTACGAAGAGTGGTTTAGAGGTATTTCAAATGATGGCAGCGATGATAATGAGGTTCAACAAATGGGAGGGTCGTGGGCAGAGAGAAATGCACAAATAGAACGAAAAAAGACGGAGTTGCGAAATAAGATGGCTCTAGTACAGCGTACTGAAATACAAACCGCAAATAGTGGCGGAGGAGGAGGGTATTATGGACTAGGTCGCGAAGCTCCGCAAGAATATTCTAGTGGATTATTTAGTTCGCTGCAGTATGAGGATTTAAAGAAGGCGCATACTGAGACGGTAATACCAGTAACCGCCGAAGATTTTGACAATAGGAGAAAATATACATCAACAAATGAGATGCAAATGTTTAGAGATATTGACAAAACAAATTATAATTATACGAAGGAATTTCAGACCACGCAGTTGGATAGAGAAACCGCGTTACAAGTTGAGCAAGATATGCAACGCGCATATAGATTAGCGAAACAAGATGAGATAGTGAGAGAGATAAATAAGAGGTTTAATTCGGAGTTTCATCAGTTGGAGAACTGATATAGGGAGGAATTAAAAACATGAGATGTAACAGATGCGTGAGATTAATCGAAAATCAATGTGTTAAATAAATAATTCGAAACTGTCATAATAGAAATATTCTCATATATTTTGAAAATTATTCAAAATATATTCTAGGTAATTATTATACGACATAATATAAATATAATAAAAATGAACATTTCAAAACAGCAGATATTAATGATTTTATTACTTTTAATTATAGGATATGTCTATTCTATGTATTCGGGTAAAATAAACGAGGACACGGAGAAAGAGGAGCGAAAGTTGATTCAACAGTTCTTAGCGAACGATGTGAACAAAATGGATTCAAAAAAACCATTTTTGTGGATACCTATCGAATATGATATGAATGGAAGAGACTGGTTAAATTTCGGTTCTAGGAATACGGCAAATTTGAACCAGCCTTATTTATTCTTAACAATAAGAAGTATAATAGATAAGTGTGGCGACTCATTTAATATATGCATTATCGACGACAATGTATTTAATAAATTAGTACCGAACTGGACAATACAGGTTGGTCGTTTAGCTGAACCGCTCAGGTCACATATGCGGGAGTTGGCGATGGCGCAGCTGCTAAATAGGTATGGAGGTCTGCGGATGTCGCCGTCTTTTGTATGTTTCGAGGACTTGATAACGTTGTACGAGCTCGGAATAAATACTGAGACGGCGTCTGGTGGGGGCGTGTTTATAGCGGAGATGGTTTCAAAGAGTGTAGTATCATCGTCGTTGGCATTCGCGCCATGTTCTAAAATAATGGGATGCCGTAAAGATAGTGATATAATGAGGAAGTATATAGAATATTTAGAGGTTTTGGTATCAAAAGATTATACGAATGAGATGGAGTTTGAAGGGAAAGTAAGTAAATGGTTTTTTAACAATGTATCGAGTGGTGCGGTAAACATAATAAAGGCGGAGTTGATTGGTGCAAAAAAACAGGATGATTCGCCTGTAATTTTGGATAATCTGATGAGCGATACGAATATAGAACTTTCAAAGGAGAGTTTTGGGCTTTATATACCTTCTGCCGAGTTAATACAGAGGCGACAATATGGATGGTTTGTCAGGATGTCGCCATCACAAGTATTAGAATCGAATACTCAAATCGCGAAGTATTTATTGGCGATGAACTGAGCAATCGAATAGGTGGCAGGATAGGTGGCGGAATAGGAACTGGATAATATAATGTATATAATTTTAACTTATATACATTATAGGGTCTTTAAGGTATTTAGAGCATAAATTTTTTATTTTTTATTTTTTATAGTTCTTCGTAGTTTTGAATATACAGGTTTATGCTTTATTCCAATCCTTTTTGATTTGTTTGCACCTCTTTTCGATTTTATTATTCTTTTGTTTCTTGTTGGCGCTTTCTTGTGATTAGTGCCGCCGCGAGCAGGGTTTCCGCGAGCAGTGGCAATATACCCAGATATAAATGCATCATATTGGTCAGCCGTTAAAGAATGTATATCCTTGAAAGATGGTAATGTTGGGAGTGTTCGTGGAGAATTTCTAGGAGAGTGCCGCAACAGCGAAGGTAGCGGGGGTGGTCGAGGAGGAGGAGGAGGGGGAGGCGGAGGTGGGCGCGCTGCAACAACGGCGGGATCTTCGGGTGTATCAGGTGACGCATCTTCATAAAATGGGTCAAGAAACAAGCCACGTTGGGGCGAAATGCGCAAGTAACCGCCGATATAGTCTCTAATTCTTGTATAGGCGCGGATAACATGGGATCTTTCGCGATGATCGGGAATAGAATTCAAATATGATTGTAAGTCGATGTATATATTATTGCGAATCATTTTTCGAAGGTTATCGCCATTATTTCCAAATAATGTAAAAATACTGCCACTTAGTTGACAAAAATGATGATTAGCGAAAGAAATTGTATTAAAACAACTGTCAATTAAAATAATAATAAAAATAATCTTGTGAATAAGAATCATACAAGAATCTATATTCATGAGTCGTACAGGAAATACTCCCACAGGTCCTACTACAATCGGTATTATAGGACCAGTGGGATTCCATAGTATAGAACCATTCAAGTTGCGCCTTATTAATTTATTTAAGGACGAAATAAGGTCGCTTAGTCTTATAGCACACTTATAAGCACTACTCGCCGATGCAGGGTCTATACCTAAAAGTCGATAAAAACCTCTAACTATCTCTTGTTTTTCACCAGCATCACCGAATGATCGAATATAATTTGCAATATATGCTTGTATTTGTTGTATACCCTCTGGGGTCATACGCGAAACAACGCGACCAAAATCTATAGCGCGAACCCTAAACTGGTCAACGGGTTGTGTCATATCGTACATCCAGTTTCCAGAATGGGCGTCGAGAGGTATGTATCCTATACGATAAAATATGATAACACATATAGCTAGAGAGCGTTCACATAATTGGTAGAGTAACGCTCGCTTGTTCATGATATCAGCGGGCGGTGCTATGATAGCGTTGTTATATGGAGCAATTTCCGCACGTAACTGTTTAAATGAAGCATAAGAGGGTGCTAAAGATTCCATCAATATAATACCGACTTTTCTTTCAAAATGAGTTCCGCTAGTAGTCGTAAGAGGCAGAGGCGCTTCCAGCTGTTGTAGCAAGTATCGAAAAACGCGATTTCTATTAAAAATGTCTGTTTGAATGGGTGGTAAAGTACTGGCATGGCGAGGTGAAAGAGTGTCGGGGAAAAAACATTCACGAAATTGTGTCAAGTTAAAAAACATAACTGCGTATACGTCGGGACATACAGGTATTCCGGCATAAGCCATAGTTGCGCTATATACGTTAGATTGCGCATCGTATTCGTCTCTAAGGTCGCTTCTTGTACACGTTGATTTTCCGCGACCTGCCGTATATTCGGCGACTCGGGGTTCTTTTTGGGGTTGAACGATGCAACATTTTAAAATATGCTGCGTAACTAACTGTCCGGTACTGGGTAGTTCATATTCGTCGGCATTCATTAGTTCGCCGCGTTCATTAAAAACGTCGCTTCGAAATGGTGTATTGTCGGCGGGTAAAGTAATTCGCAATATAAAACCAGTCAAAGAATCAACGGATACTGTATCGACGCTAATCGCGCTAGAAAATATATTAATAAAATCGCGTGTATCCGCAACTTTACGTATAGCAACGTCTTCTCCTTTTGCATTTTTTGCTATTATCTTCATGCCACCTTGCTGCTGTTGCATAGGATCGAGGTGTACATACATCTATATTGTAACCTACAGAATCGTGGATATATATATATATATATATATATGGGTAATATAAAAATACCACAAAACAAGTTAAAAAAGTTCAATTAAGTTATTTGTAAAAAGAGCCAGCTCAATTTCGTCTTCATGAATATTATGAAATATTGTCATATACTTACAGAGTATTTTGGTAATTTTGTATTTATTTGTTTCAGTTATCAAGGGCGTTGTTTTAATAAAAAGGAAGTAATTGTCTAAAATATCCATAACGGAGTAACCTTGGTCATACAAGGTGTATAATATTTTTATACAGTGTTGTAATTTTTTTTCTGTTAGCGATTGAGTGTATTCTTCAAAAATATGGAAACTAATATTAGTGCATAGTAGTTTAACCAGAGATAAGTCGATCGATGTATTTAATATTTTAATTTTTTCTAAATAGTTAATCAAAATACGTATCGATACATTTGAAATATTGAGGACAAATTTTTCAGCTTCTGGTGTAATAATAATATTTTCTTTTATGATAATTTTAGCTAGTATTTTTTGTAGACAAGCGTCTTCAATCTGATTAATTTTTATAATAATATTGCGCGACTGAAGGCTGTCAATTACTTTTTGCACATTTGTACAGGATGAAATGAAGTGAACCTTGTGGCTATATTTGTCGATACAGTTGCGGAATACTTGTTGGCTTTGTTCATTAATAATATCGATATCATCGAGGAGGACAATTTTTTTAAACCCCTGTATTAGAGAAGCGGTTTGGCAGAATATTTTCAGGTCGTTGCGATAGTAAGAAATGCCTTGATCCTTTAGGCTATTTAAAACAAGTATATTGTCGGGGTTATAGTTTGTTTTATAATACTCGCGAATAATAGAATAAATAAGCGATGTTTTGCCCGAACCGGGGTCACCGATTAGAAGTATATTAAGGTTATTCATGGATATAAGAGTCTGTAAAAGCCGAATAACATTTTGTTCGAGTTGTTCAAATTGGTGAAAAAATTGTGGTTGATATTTATTAATAAAAGGAATATTGGTTTGTGAATTTTGCATGCTATGGTGATAGGTAATGGTGTATGTATAATTTAAATAGGGATAATCGTAGTGATAACCGCGAATAAATATTTATATTAATAATATTCGTTAATAAATATTTAAGTTTATGTTTCTTTAATATAATAAATATATTAAATAAATGAAATCTGGCAACTCTAGTAAATCTGAAACATTCTATGATATTCTGGGATTAGACGAGAAATGTTCACAGGATGAGATAAAGAAGGCGTATCGAAAGTTGTCATTTATGCATCATCCGGATAAAAATGGAAATAGTTCAGAATCGACAGAAAAGTTTCAAAAGATTTCGGAAGCGTTTAGTGTATTAAGTGACTCTGACGAGAGGGTGAAATATGATATGAATCGTAATAATCCGTTTGCAAATATAGGCGGAATGGGTGGAATGGGCGGAATGGGAGGCGGGATTAGAATAAATCCTATGGATATTTTTAATATGTTTATGGGTGGAATGGGTGGAATGGGTGGAATGGGTGGAATGGGTGACTCGCATGCGGCGCATCCGTTAAATGGGTTTGTAAATATGGGAGGTCTGGGTGGTATGGGTGGTATGGGCGGTATGGGAGGTATGGGCGGTCATGGACCACGAATTATAATCAGGACATTTGGTCCAGGCGGAGAGTCAATTAGTGAAAATATAATGGGAGAAAGTAGTAGTGATCCATTTAGTTTATTTAACCAAGTCATGCATGATATGCACGATATGCACGATTCTCCGCGACAAGAGATGCACCAACATGTATTACAACATCCACTACGAACCCCTCGATTCCAAAAAAGAGTAGAACCGAAACCACCTCTTATAAGTATAAATGCGACAGTAACATTAGAACATGTGTGTCAGGGTGCAACGATACCGGTAGAGATGGAACGCTGGAATATAAATAGTGAAGGTGTACACGAGTTGAACAGTCATGTGGAGTATATATCAGTACCAATGGGTGCGGAAAACGGTGAGGTAATACTACTAAGCAATCGCGGAAATGAAACAGGAGATGGCACTCGCGGAGATGTAAAAGTAACATTTATAGTAGAGGAGCATCCCTTATTTAAGCGGAACGGGTTAGACATTTTATTAGAAAAAAGCATAACCCTGAAGGAGGCGTTATGTGGATTCTCATTTGATATAGCGCATATAAATGGGAAGAAATTTTCATTCAATAGTTCATCTGGAAATATAATAAGAGACGGCTTAATAAAAACAATACCGCGTTTGGGTTTACATAGAGGGAGCGAACATGGTAACTTGAATGTAGTTTTTAAGGTGACGTATCCGGAGAAGTTGAGCGAGGAACAAATAAAAATATTATCGGATATATTATAGACATGACCGCGTGTGTATCGAAAACAATACACTTATATTCTATGTTGGTATTAGCAGGCGTGCTTTAGTGTATATGCGGATACTTTTGCCAGATAAGCGGGGCGGTTTGTTTTGTATAGGTTTGCCAAATCGGGGACAAGGGGGTCATCGGGATTGGGTTCATGCATAAGGGAAGAAATACTGAGAAGCAATTTGGAAATGGTGAGAGCGGGACTCCATTTGTCTTTGAGAATATCGATACAGATGCCGCCGGACGAGTTGATATTTGGGTGTAAAATCGGCGTGATGAATTTAACATGAGGGGGTTTAAAGGGATAGTCGATGGGGAAGTCGATATCTAGGAAGAAAATGCCGCCGTGGTATGGTGTGCCTTCCGGACCAGTAATTGTTGCGCGCCATTTCATAATATCGTCGGAATGAGGACCGGCGCTACAGTTTGAAGGAGGATCTTTTGCGAGTTCAGTAAGTTCCTTTTGGATACGTTTGGTAATGCTTATAACGCTCATAATGATTGGGTTGATAAAACGTAGAATACTTTTGACGAGTAGTGCTTGTATATGTATATCGCGTATTTTGTATATCAATTTTCTTGATATATAAAATAAAAATATGAAAATAAAAATATGAAAATAAAAATATGAAAATAAAAATAAAAAAAATAAAAATATAATATATAATACGTTTGCGAGATGTGTTATAGTGTAGAATCAAGCCTAAAAACTTCATTATTTTCTTTAATCGCGATTGTAATATTATTCAGCTCAAACGTGCCACATTTTAAATGGATTGCGTTGATTTTAATTAGCTGGTGTAGTATGCAGGTAGGCGAATTATTACTCTGGTTAACAAACCCGCGTAAATCATGCACACCAATGAATAAATTAATAACACTTACACTTATTCCATTTATATTGCTTTCTCAACCACTATTAGTAATATTTGGGTCATTTTTTGTGAAACCGTGGTCCATGTGTAGTCATAATAGGCAAATGCTTATATTAGGCTATTGTCTTATCGCGAGTATAGTATTTTTATACTACTTTTTTGAAAATCCTACAAAATATTGTACAACAGTCACAAAACAAGGACACCTTCATTGGTTTCTTAAAAGCAGCGAAGACACAAGAATTGAAATGCCTTATGGTTATTACGCTTGGATAGTAGTAGTTATAGGGGCTGCATTATTATTATGGAATATTTCATATAAGGCGTTGGGTGCATTGTTTTTAATACCACTTATTGGTTTTATTTATTCGCTTCGTACAGATTCAAAGTCAAGTATATGGTGTTATTACTCGAGTTATTCTTCGATTGTGATGCTTATCATATATGGATTATATAAATTCAAGATATACAATATTTTGAAGTAATGCTAAAGTGATGCTAAAGTTAAACAAGTGTTTCGAGCATTTTACGAAGGTTGAAAACAGCGACCGCTGCGGAGACTACCTGATGGCATTTCGCAAGAAGTAGCGAGACGGTATTGGTGGTGGCGAACGGAGCGATTCAAAGCGCCTACACCTGAACCGGGGACAAATCGATTGATTGTACTGTCGTTGGCTATACTTGTAAAAATAATACGACGAGCGCCACCGGCGGCTTTAGATTGACGGACAAGCCCACGGGCGATATTATAAGTTTGGTTGCTAACAGTCATTTGTTGAGATATATACTATGCAGAGATTATATATTTTTCCATAGATATATTACACTTATTATAAATATTGTTATAGTGATAGTTAAAATATTTTTCATTATGAACATTATAACTAGTTATATTTGTATTTCTTATATATTTTAAGTCTGAATAACTATCTAGTTGTGAAGAAACACACAATAAACTATTACAAACAGATAAATTTCCTTCATCATACAATTTATGACAGTAACAACACATAAATTCTACTATATTTACATCATTAAGTTCACTATTATTTTTCAATAAACAACGAGGCATTAAGTGTGCTGTTTCGAGTAAACTTAGTGGAAGTTTTTTATCACATAGTATACATATGTGTTCTTTATTATTAACTAAATATTCTCTTAACTTTGATTGTTCTTTTCTAACCTCTTTTAGTTCATATTTTTTATCCACTTTATTATTTTCAGCTTTTAATTTTATATTTTTTAAAAATTTTAAAAATTTTATATTTTTTAAAAATTTTTTAATAATAATAAAATAGTAGTATTTGTAGTCTTTTAATTTATCATTTCCTTTTTCAGTTAACTTGTAAATATTATTTTCACTAAAAATAATATTATCTTTTTTTAATTTTAATAACTCATCCTTTATTTCATCTTCATGTATTGAAGTGTTATACCTATTTTTTATATAGTTAAAAATATCTAGTAGTGTATTTTTATTGTTTATATTAAAACAATTAATAATAATATTTTTTAATGAGTATCGTGTCATTAAGTAGTCATTATATATATTTTTAAAAGTTATATTTAAACCTGTTTTCAATAATCATTCTAATAGTTCAACCATTATATTATATCCTCTCGTACCATACTTACCATTAATACCTACACCTTTAGTTTCTGATTCTTTATAGTTTAGTTTTTCAAGTTCTTCTTTGAATTGTTTTTGTGTTTTTAGACAATCTTTATGGTTTTTTTTGCACCATTTTTCATATTTTTCATATATATATTTTAAACCAATTCTCAAATTAGTTTTTTCTGTAATTTTAAAGCATTCTGTTGTAAATAAGGTTACACCAATATTTGCTATATATTGTGTCAAAGTATTTTTACTTTGAGATTGTGCTATTATATTTATTGAATAAACATGAGGTTTATTTTTGTCATACAAGTATAACCAACCATCCGGTGTTTTCCAATAATATTTTTCCGGTAAAGGTGTATCATTTTCTACAAAATAGTCATCATTTTCATTAACATATCCATGAGTATTTTGTCTTCTATATTTGTTTTTAATAACAGTATATTTTACGTTATCACCATCAATGAAATAAGAAGGTTTTTCATTTTTTTCATTTTTTTCGGTATTGAGTGGAGATATACATGTCGGTGACTTTTGAAAAGTATATTTTGTTTCATCAAACCTAAAAATATGCGTTTTATAATTATTATGATCATGTATCCGAATCGGTTTTGAAATAATTGCTTGAGTACCTTTATTTGTTAAGGAAATATAAGAAGAAATACGTTCTTCTTCTATATATCTAGTTAATTTATTACCATAAGGTGTATTTAAATGATCTTGGTTAAATGTATGATTATAATACATATTTTTTTTTTCGTCATCCTCATCCTGAGGTATTCCTTCATCTTTTTTATAATCTACAGAATAATATTGTTTTATTTTATATTTTTTATCAAATTCAGTTAAACTCATTTCTTTAATTTCGTTAATACATAAATATTCAGGTAAGTTTTCTTCTTTACACCATTGTTCTATTTCTTCTTCTGACATATCATCACTCTTTATTAACGAGTATCCATTCATTTTTTTATCAAAATGTTTTTGAATACCTAAATTTTTTGTCTTTTTACGAGAGTCTATATATTTCATATATTTTCCAAACCGCATTTCTCCGTTGTCGATAATATTTTCTAGTAAATATATTATTTCATCATGACTTTCACAATCCATTATTTTAGATTCTACTATTTTTATGAAAGGAACATAAAAATTATTCATTATATCTTTTAACTGAGGAGTAGTCCATAAAGTAAGTTTCATATTTTTAATATCATTATATTTTCCTTGTAATCGTATCCTTTGCGAAATATCGGTGCAGTTAAATGAAGCATGAGAAACAAAATACTGGTCTGTTAAGTGTAATGAAAATTCATCATAGTCATCACTTGTAAAAGAATACCCTCGTTCACCATACTTACCTGTTATTGTTATAACAGTTTTATATTTTACCGGTATAACACTTTTTTCAAACAAAATTCTTAACAACTTATATACAAGTTTAATATTTAAAAATTTAGTATCAATATCATAATAACAGTAACCATTGGGCAACTGCTGTCCCTTTTCGGTATATATAGGTGATCCATAAACACCCCCACTTTGGTGTAGTCGATTACTAGTAGATGACTGTCTGGCGTCCCATAGAGACAATCTTTTAAATTCATTTTCATATTTTTTTGATAAATATAATCTTAAACATTTCCCATGAAATATAACAACAAATAGATCAGAAAAATCTTTCATTATTTCATATGCTAACTTAAATTGACATTCTTTTATTCTTTCCTCACTTATTAGTAGTGAATTATATTTTTGATTTTGTTTTTTTGAAATTTTATTTAAAGTCTGTCTTACATAAAGAATATGATTTATAATTTTTTTAATGTTTTTATTATAGTCTGTAATAATGTCATAACTTGTACTTTTTTTGTTATTAATATCCTTACAATCCCACCAAGGTTCAACTACAGAAGTATTAAAATATATATTATTATTAAATAAACCATAATAATCTGAACCCCTTTTCATCTTATGAACTTTTGATATTTTAATATGAATATTTGTATTGTCGCTTAAACGAGTAGTAGTATTGTATAAAAGCGAATGAGCTGTTCCTGTAATATGTAAAACATATCTTACCTTTTTATATATTTTTGAAAGTAATTCTTCGCATGCTGTTGTATCATTTAAATCATTTTTATTGCTTCCATCATTTGACGAAGAAGGGGACATTAGATCACTTTCATCTACTACTACGGTTATGTTAACTAGCTCATTATTTTTACCAATATACTCAGAAAATTTTTTATTTATTTTTTCCAAAGGTGTATAATGCATTAAAGTAGAAAAAATGTCAGTTGGGTTAAGAGCATCTTTATTGTTTAACTTATCAATAACGCCATTACTATTTATATCCTGTAGTTCTGGAAGTTTAAAATCTTTCCAACATTTATGTAAATCACTATTAAATTCTTCAAATAAATTTTTAATATATTGGATATTAAAATTATATTTTTCTGTACCACATATATCATCTTGTAATTGTTTTTGATCTATTCTTAAATTTCTAAAAATATATAAAACGGGTCTCTTGAAAATATGAACAGAAAACCACATTATTATACAAGCTTGTAATCTTTTTCCTAACTGAATATCTCCCCATAATAACTCAATAATTGATTTTTCATTCTCATGTAAATCTAATGCTTCTAATAATTCCTTTTCGAAAGTAGACGAGTCTAAATCTTTTGGAATACTTTTTAATTTTACAGGAATATTACCCCAATTATGCCTTTCCAAACTTTCACCATTTATATATCTACATTTCTCTAACATATTATTTATAATTTTTTCAAGCACAACTTTAAGCTGTTGTCTTCGCGAACCATAAAACTCAACTAAACTCTCTTGAAATGACATTTCTTGTTTATATATTAACTATGGGCATTTTTTTAAGTGGTTTTTTTATTATATTATTAAAAAAATGCCTCGAAAATATCACCCCGCCATAAAATTGAAACGAATAAAAGCCAATAAATAGAATACAGAAAGTCAAACATCCCAAACAAACACCGCCACCCAGAAATGCCCATCGGTATCGGAACATTCGTTGCTGCTGCCATCATCGCTGCCGAAGATATTGATGCCGAGATTCCTCCTACTCCTCGCGTCGAAGAAGAATCCAAGTACCCCCGCTCGCTCCAAGAAGTTGCCGCACTCGATTTGTCGTTTATTCGCGACACATGGGGAGCCGATATGCTTCGCGATGCAATGAATGCGGTCGTGCTAGCCCAAGAAAACCCCAAAATACTCCAACAAAAAATCGACATCTGGACTTACTTGTCTAGTTACGAACCACCACACGGAGAAGGATTCATGTTTAGTCGTGGAGACATCGTTGTTGAATCTGTTCAACAACATATGCAAACGGCGCACTCGGGTAGCACCATGACCTTGACGATGCGTCATCTGCAACTACTTGCCCAAGTCGGATTCCCTAAATATCGCGAAGGATATCGCATGTAAGTAGTGTGAGATAAGAGAAAATTAATCAAATGTAAGTTGAATAGATGAATAGATTTATTTTTTTTATAATATATAAAATTGAATTAAATAGTAGCAAATAAAATATATTATAACAAAACAAAAATCAAACCCAAAATGGAATTAGTGACAGAACCGGATACTTATTCACCAAACATTGACGATAAAGGAAATTATATAGACAAAGTTCCATCGTTTCATACAAATGCACTTGCAAACGGACTAAGATGTCCATGTGGAACAAGAAAAGACAAAATATACACATCACATGCAATATTTACATCGCACATCAAAACAAAAACACACGAAAAATGGTTGCAAGACTTAAACACAAATAGGGCAAACTTTTATATTGAAAATCAAAAATTAAAGGACGTAGTTCATTCGCAAAAAATAATGATAGGAAAATTAGAACTAGAATTAACAAATAAAAATATGACTATTGATTATCTAACACAACAACTGATTAAAAAAACTTCAACTATGTCTAGTAAAACTATCGATTCTAGTTCGGCAAACGACATGATAATGTTTGATATTTAATTAAATGTCTGTATGTGTATAACGTAACACCCCGTTTTCTCTATGTTTTAGAACGCGTTTTACGATTTGTGCGCTTGCCGGCGGGACGTTTATTCTTGCGCGTCCGCATCCCCGCATGTTTATGTTTTCGCGTGCGACGGCGTCGACCCCCATCATAAACGGCGCTTGGATCTTTAAGCTGCGCTTTCAATATTTTTTTATCACGTTTTCTTTGGCTTCTTTTTCTTCTCATTTCCTCTTCGACGGGTTTCAGATGTGGAAAATACATGTCTCGAGCGTTTTCAAAATGTGTGTCATGTCTAAACATCCATTGGGAAAATCGGTCGGCATCAGCTTTGTTGCCTGGGATTGCTGGTTTGCCCTTTTTATTATATAATGCCTCCGAAGCAATGTCATCATCGAAAAGATCTAGGTCTAAACCTAACTTATTGTAACGTTCATTTACTTCATCATCCTGTCTTGGAACCCTTGCTTCATCTGGTGAATCTCCCATTCCTATAGCTCCTTCTTCGACTATAACTGGGCGAATATACCGGTCCCATTGATCACATGCATATATCGGTGCCTCGCGCCAATGTTGATCACTCGTTCGTATTAAAAGTTTAACTATATCTTCTCTTAATCTTTTATCAACCGCTGGAGTAAACCTAGCATCAAATGGATGTATTGTTTTTATATAACGATTAACATAATTTCTAATATATCTTTTTCCTTTGTGAAAGGTTTGGTCTGCTAACATTTCTACATATTCATTGTCCAATCTTCCAAGTGGTATTACATGAGGCAATGGAGGGGCTCGCTGGTATAATCGTGCATGGCTAGCAAGGAGGGGGGTATGCGCTACATAAGCAGAGGGAAAAAACTCATCCTCTACTCCAAAATTGTTTGGAATATAAACGTCTTCTTCTAAACGTCCCGGTAACCACCAACCATAAGCGGTATTTTCCACGTCGGGCATAGCATAACTCAACCGCATCCATCTTTGTGGTCTGGAATTATCTATTTCACCTATATAGCGAGGGTTAGAAGGAAAATCACTATCCCATTCTGCTAAATATGGTTCGCCTATATTATCTATGGGACTTACTGTAGCTCGCCATAATAACATTGCATCGTTATCGCCTTCTCTTGGAATTTTTATTCTGTCGTTTTCACGCACATGGGGACTTCTACTCGGGCTTATACGAAGTCCTCTACGGGGACTTCTGCTAGGGCTTCTACCGGGTAGTAACATTGCATCATTATCATCTTCTCTTGGAATTTGTATTCTGGCTGTATGGGGTATATAGTCTGCGCGCGCGTTTCCATGCGCACGTGGACTACGCCCACGTGGACTTCTACTGGGACTTCTACGGAGGCTTCTACGGGGACTTCCACTAGGGCTTCTACGAGGGCTTCCACTTGGGCTTACGAGGGGGCTTACGAGGGGGCTTCTTCTATTTTCCATAGTAATATATTTATTATATATTGTAGGTATAATAAATATATGAAATATATGAAATAATAGTAATATACTAAATAATTAAGAATATATCACAAACTATGCGCATATAGATAAAATATATGTGAAAAGTGAATAATACACATCAAATCTTATTTGTTGTATTGTAACATTACTACGATGGTACTTATACCCCAAAATATTATAATGTTATATTCCAATCACTCCAAATGTTTTGCATGTCTTGGTCGGTAATAAGTCGATGTGGGCGAATCTTATATAATGCTTCCATGCGTTCGTCGTATGGGTCAGAAGGGCGCTTTACGAAAACGGCTTTTTTCCTAAACCCATTTTCATTTGCACCAAGTTTGTCAACATTTTTCTCATTTTTTATGTCAGATACATAATAAAAAGCAAGTGTTTTTCTATATATATCATTTGGACACAGTATAATATTTGGAACACCATGCCAGCTTTGTTCTGTAGTTACAAAAATAATAGCAGTATTTTTTTTTGGATATGATTTAACAACGCAGTTTGAAACCGTCTCGTCCCACAACTGTGTATCGCCGTTCCATTCTTGATTCCATTCATCATTTAAATATAAAATAACGTTAAGTCTTCTTTGTTTATTTGATATAGGATGTATTTCGTAATCAATATGCATATTTAGTCGACCATATCTAGGATGCATATGTAGACCAGCGCCATGACAATATGGATCATATTCTAGGTCCGGTATATTAAATATTTTTTTAAACCTATCGATGGTATTATCGTGTGACAACGAATAAAAAACATTACGAATGGCGGGATGCATTGTATTTAAATCATCCAATGCGTATTTTACCTCTAATGGATTTTCATATTTCCACCATGTTTCTCCGGGAGTCGAAGGAATTTTTGATTCGAGTTCGCGATAATAGTCGTTTTTAATAAAATCTGGTATAATGATATGGTCGAATGGTGCTGTTTTTAAAGATAGTTTCTCGATATTATTAAACCAATCTCCAAAAATATCATTATTACTGGAACGAATATTTTCTTCTGTTATTTTTATATTGCAACTTTTTGACATACTATACTTTTAATATTAATATTATAATATAATAACTATAATATAATAACTATAATATAATAACTATAATATAATAACTATAATTAATGACAACAAAATTGCTAAAAATGTCAAAAACGTCTTCGGAAAAAGCAATTCGTGCAATTGCGGTTTTCAATGATAAAAAAATAAACGGGACGGTATGTTTCACAGAAGAGCCATCAAAATCGCAGATACGTATCGATGTATCGTTGACTGGGCTAAAGTCGTCTGGGTTACATGGTTTTCATGTGCACGAATATGGAGACATGAGTGATCACTGTGAAAGTATGTGTGCGCATTTTAATCCTTATAATAAAACACATGGATGTCCTGGTATGAAAAACAGGCATGTAGGTGACCTTGGAAACTTAAAGACAAATGCAAAGGGTGAAGCAAAGTATACTTTTTATGATGATTTTATTAGTTTGCGGGGAACAAAGTCAAATATTATAGGTCGTGGGTTGATTATTCACGCGGATGAAGACGATTGCGGACAAGGTGGAGAGCCGGATAGTTTAATAACGGGACACGCAGGCAAGAGAATAGCGTGCTCGGTAATAGGGTATGCATCTCCCCCTAAAAAAAAGTCGTAGTTATTGGGAGGGGAGAGGAGAGGAGAGGAGGGCAGCAACATTTATGTATTTCATCGTATATAAAAGGACGGGTCAATAACGCGTTTTGCGCCATATGTAAGCTTGTCGGTATCATATTCATTGATGCGTCTTTTTTCAAGTTCACCTTCACCGTTACTAAAAACGATTGCCTTTATATTTAATTTTTTCATGCGGAGAGTACAGTGAAAACATGGCGCGGATTCAGCCATGTCACCACTTCGCGAGCGCCTGACAATATAAAGAACCAGTTTCTGAACAACTTTAGGCGATAACTCCATAATACAAAGTTTGTGCAAAACATGTATTTCGGCATGAGCACTACAACATTTGCGATAATTAAGCAACCCATCCTTCGAATGACAGCGTATATTATTATAACCTTTTGCAAGAACTTTACCATTTAAAACGGCAATACACCCGTGCTGCATAAGAAGGGTTGACTTTGACGCTTCCTCTAAAGCAATGCTTGCAAACCGGTGGTCTTTGTTGCTGATGTGTCGATGGCGATACACTTGTTTTATGGGTGGCTCAGAATCAGGCGAGTTGATAGAAGTAGGGGAGCAATCACAGTTTTTAAATTTTTCGTGAATGGGAGAAGCCGTATTTTCTTCTCTTTTTGTATGTAAATACATAGTTGTTAACTTTTTGTTATATCTTAAACTATATAACAAAAAAAGGTTCAATTTCTTTTTTAAATAATATATAAACTGTTATGGAAAAGTAAACAAAACAAAACTAAACTACAATGTTCAACTAATCTTCTTAGAAGGAGTCTCACTTGAAATCAAATAAATGGAGTTCTCGGTTACAATAATATACTCAGTCTCGACTTTGTAAATATTGGCAATTGGGCTTGTATATTCGTCTTCACTCTTTACCAGAAGCTTTTCACCGGACTCGCGAACACCGATGATAATAGACTTATCGAGGGAAGCGGTCCAATAATCCAGCATAATGGGTTTATCCTGAACAATCGCTAATTTGCAACTATGTTGCAAGCAAACATTGGATGGGAGACGGTAAGCAGACTCACCGGCTTTTCCACCAGAAGAAGAAGAAGAAGATTGAGATTGACCCCCAGATTGCTGATTTTGACTTGACGAACTCATATTATATAATTAACAAATTTAATAATCTTTAAATACTTATTAATAAAAAAACATATATTAATTATTAATTATAGTTATTAATTATTAGTTATTAAATAAATAAAAATGGTTAACTGATTTTTAGTAAAATAAGCTAAATATTTTCAATGACATTAATAACTTTGCGTCGTAGTTTTACATTTTGTTTTTTAGGTTGCATAATATTTAAATGATTTCCGATTTCGGGGTATTCTACTTCTAGCAATTTTTTAAGAAAGTCATATATGCAGTGTAGTACATTTTCACCACACCGACCCACAATAAGTACGCTTCCTGTCCTAAAAATCATAAACGATATTTCGGAAGCTGTATGAATTTCGTTTGCAGGCGGGTGTTGTCCGGTTTGGTTTTCTAAACCGGGTATATAATAAAACTTGCTTTGAATGCCGGGATAAGAACATGCGTCATAATTGCTATTTATGCGGTACTTATATTTAAGAATATTGTATAGCTTATCTCGATTGATAAAGTAGCCACAATTGAAGTTTGAATTAATAAGAACAGTTTCACATTTATCGGCAATAAAATCAATCTGCGGACCGACAATTGGTTTTAAAATAGTTATAAGAAGTTTCAAAACTTGAGTAAGGGATTCGTCTGTTTGAATTCCGGGAATTTCAAGTTTGCCTGTATTAAATACTTTGATATGCATTTCTTTGAAGCCTTCACCAGTGGGGTCGCGTATTCGCATAATAAGCACGAAACAGTTGAAAAACGCGCGCTTTAATTTACAACGATAATTTAGAATATCTTTTTTACAAAGACCGACGTTTATTTTGAGTTGAACTTTAAATTTAATTCTACCCTCTGGATTATCAATATGTTCTATTTCTTGTTCTTGGTAATATTTCTCATTTTTTAACAACTCTCTTATTTCCTCAAGTTCTTTTGGATCTGTCGTAGAAACTTTAATTTGTTTTTTAATAATACACTCACATGGTGTTGAATATGCTGCAACAGGAATACTCCAGAATACCCGCTTGATGTCAATTGGTTGATTCAAATATGAGATTTTTGTTTTGGTGGATATATATATGTTACTGCAAACTGGTTGTTGTGTTTCGTCATTTCTCACATCATTTGCTATAACAGGTATTTTATCATCACCGCTATATATGTAAATATCGTGAAAGTCGTCGTCTTCGTCAACTCCCACTTCATCATCAATCCCCACTTCATCATCAATCCCCGCTTCATCATCCATTCCTGCTTCATCGTCACTACTATATGCTTGACGTTTTACACGCGTGGTGTCTTTTTTCGAACGAATAACATTTTCTAAATTTTGCAAAGATGCCAAATTTATTGACGACTTTTTTGATTTTTTTAATCCGGATATATGTGCCGCATGTTGTAACTCCGACGACGGTACGGCAATATTAGTAGCCGCGTGTAAAACTTGATTTGTCGTACCATGTGTATCAATAATCTCCGTATATGAAGTCATGGTCAAATCCATATTTTTTTGATAAGAATGTGTGACATTATTTTTAGCACTATTTTTCTCATTTGATAAAATAATAGCTCCCTGTGTCAAAAAACTTTCCCAATCATCGTCAACGCCAGACATAACGATTTTGTAAAGTTGTGTATCTCTATTTATTTCTATTATTTTCTTTAAGTTATTTCAATTATATATATTATTAAAATCAATATAAAGAATGCGGCGAATGCGGCGAATATTACAAAACATTTTGTCTAAAAAACACTTTAAGTTTATAAATAATATAATTTAAAACATACTCAGTTTTACAGTCTTGTACATGCATAATATTTTCGATATGATATAAAAAATCGGCTGTTATTGTATAATTTCGTATTATATAGTTCAAGTAATTTTTTATTATATTTTTTGGTTCTATGTTGTAGTCTCTGCTTATTTTATTGATTTTTTTTAATATAGAATCTATTTTCATATCTTTTGTATCTTTTTTTAGATATTTGGTCAATTGAACCCATAACTCATTTTTTATAATTTTACATTCGTGAATGAGGTCTTGATTTGACTGCATATAGTTTATCATACTTCTAATATCGGACATAAAGTGTTTCTGTATTGACATCAAGGTGTCGTTTTTGATTTTAAGATTTTCATTATGGTTTATCTTTTGTAAAAACTTCAGAATATCATTTTCCGGAAGTTGATTAAACCGCATTCTTACAAATTCGGTTTGAAGTGATTCATCGATGCGGCTAATATAATTGCAAATAAGACAAAATCTTACATTGAAATTATTATTATAATTATTTAATAAATATCGAAGCGCTATTTGTGCCGTTTTTGTCATATAGTCAACTTCATCTAATATTACAAATTTCATACCATCGCCAAATAAAGATTTAGAATTTACAAAACTGTTTATCTGATTTCGAATAATATCAATTCCTCTTTCATCGGAAGCGTTTAAATGAATCATTAATCCCTTGTTTTTAAGATTCATCTTTTCTTGATAAACATTTACCAAGTTAATAATAGTCGTTGTTTTGCCCGTTCCTGGCGGACCATAAAATAATAAATTAGGAAAATAATTATTATCTATTATATTTTTTAGTAATGTTTTATTTAATGGGTCTAAAACAATATCTTCAAAACACGACGGTCTATATTTCTCTACCCATGGTGTAGAATTTTTGAAAAATTCACTATTATTTGTTCCTGTACTATTTTTATCTGCACTTGTTGAATGCGGTTGAGGTAATAACATTTTTGCATTTTTATTGCACATTTCAATATTTATATCTGAGCTTATTATTATATTTTCCTCTGCATCCTTTACGACATTTTTGCATAGCGTAGTGGTTTGTGCAGTATTTTGTTCATCGGCATAATTATTTTTATGAAAAGTCGTGCTATCTTTACTTATCTTTTTATAAAATGAGTATAGTGTTTTACAGCTTTGAGGTTTACTATTACTACTATCATTATTATCATGATCGTCGCTATTGGCTAAGACGAGTTTATCGGTTTTTAGTGTACACGCCATAAAATAAAATATGCTTTATAGTTGTTTATTTTTTAGTTTTAATAAGTTTTTTTATAAATATAATTGAAACAGTATATTATATATAAATGAACAATACAGATTTATCAAATCCTTGCTCGTTTATACCCAAAAAAAACAGACAGATTCCAAAAATGAACGATTTATCGTGCGCAGCTTCTTCTAATAGTGTAAGTGTAAAATCAAGAAATGAAGGATATTTAGAATTAATTCTTGGTCCAATGTTTTCAGGTAAGACGTCAACATTGAAAAAAATATATGACCAGTGTATGTATTGTAATATCCCAGTTGTTGTCATTAATTACGAAGCCGACAATCGGTACTGCGATGCATCATTTATGTCTACTCACGATAAAGTAATGATTCCCTGTATTAAGGGAGTATCTATTTTAGAAATTCTGGAAAAAAATAAAGAAAAAGTAACCGAATCGGAAGTTATTCTTATTAATGAAGGGCAGTTCTTTCAAGATATACACATGGTAATTAATCTCGTCGAAAACTTGCACAAACGCGTATACATTTGCGGACTAGATGGCGACTTTAAGAAAAATAAAATTGGTTCTTTGCTCGACTTAATACCTCACTGCGATAATGTTTATAAACTCAAGTCACTTTGTAGCGAATGTCGCGATGGAAAGTCTGGACTTTTCAGTTATAGAATTACCGACGAAACACAGCAAATGGTAATAGGAGTCGAAAACTATAAACCGGTTTGTCGTGCATGTTTTGAAAGACTTTCGAATGCTAAGAGTTAAAATAAAACATATATTAAAACTATTTAAATTTGTCTTTTTAATTAGTGTATATCATTTAATATGGATTCAAACAATAATATTATTGATGTGTATAGCACCAGCACGAGCACGAGCACCACCAGCACGAGCACCAATCCCGAAGTTTTTATTGAAAAGAAGAAAAGAGGAAGAAAAAAGATGATAAAGCCGGAAGTAGTTTTGTCGAATTTTTCGAACGATGGTGAGTCGACGACTCTTCCAGAAAAAAAAATAAGAAAACGAAGATCTAAAAAGAATATAATCATTGCAAATGGGTTAGGAGGTGACAATAATATTATGAATACTGCAACAGACGGTACAATCGACGGTACAAATATAAACGTAGAAGTAGTTTCTAATGTGAAAGTAAGAAAACGAAGAGTATGTAAGTCTAAAAATACTGACACAAATGTAATAATAGACCCGAATAACCCGAATAACCCGAATAACCCCGATACACCACATCCTGTTGAAGAAAAAGTTGTTAAAAAGAGAGGTAGAAAACCAAAAGGCGGGAAAATTATTACACAAAAACTAGAAGAAAACAATAATAACAATGAAATGCCCAACATTATTTTACACCTAAAATGTTCACTTAATGACATTGGGGATAAAAACAGTGAGAAACCAAATTGCAACAAGTTGGAAGAAAGTCAAATAGAAAGTTATAATAATTTGTCTCAATTAAAGGGGAGCGATATTTGTAATAAAAACACTCAAGCAAACGCGGAATTAAAAAATGTATCCAATATCGGCGAATCCCGTCCTGTATATAATGACAGTTTGTCACACTTATTTAAGGTATATAATCCTACCATTTTGTCAACCGATTCTACAAATAGTGACACAACTGTAAATAAGAACACTGCTACAACTATTTCACATTCTAATGCCAATGCCAATGTACCATGCTATACGAGTAACGAAATTTTAAATAATAGAACATGTTTATTCAATGGTGTATATTCACCTGATGTTAATTTATATGGCAATGAATATGACGAATGTGATGAAGGTGACAGTATAACAGGAATATGTAAAAATGAAAAAGAAATATGGAGAAAAATAAATCAACTCAAGGTCAGTTTTCACAAAAGTGATATATGTAAAAATATTGGAGGAACACAACGTTCAGCGTGTTTTTGGTGTACATGCGAGTTTGACTCTCCTGCTGTGTATATACCAAAAAACTTAACAAAAGACGTATATAATGTATATGGCTGTTTTTGTTCGCCGGAGTGTTCCGCCGCTTTTCTTATGAATGAAAATATCGACACTTCTACGAAGTTTGAAAGATATCATCTTCTAAATTTGCTTTATGGTAAAATATATAAATATGAAAAAAGCATTAAAATCGCCCCGAATCCTTTTTACCTTCTGAATAAGTTCTGTGGAAATCTCACAATCCAAGAATATAGAAAGTTATTTCAAAGCGAGCAGATGATATATATTGTAAACAAGCCGCTTACACACATTTTACCCGAACTATATGAGGATAATAATGACTTTCTTCTTAATAGAAAAATTATACCGACAAATTCTGTCAATATTAAAAAAAATAAGCCACTAAAAAGTAATATTATTAATAATGCTTTTGGTATTACAGCCGGTGGTAATTGATGATATGGTGTAAACTATACTATTAAATAATGACCGTTTACAAAGTCATTATTTAATATTCATTAAATAGAGTTCTTTTTATCTGCCTCTTGTGCTTCCTTTGCCTCTTGTGCTTTTTTCTGCCTTTCTAAAAATTCATTATATCTTTTTGTGCGCTCCTGTTGTTTCATAAAATTAGTAGAAGCGTTGTCCATATATTCTCTAATAACATCATACCTTTTTTGATGGAGCGATTTTGAATTTTGCTGCCTTGCGCGTTCGTCGCTATTATCTACAGCACCCAAAAACTCCTTTATTACAAGAGTAATGTCGCCATTATGTTTTTCTAAACCGGAAATTGCTTCTTCTCGTGTATATGTGGTCTGGTTCATGACAATTTCAATAAATCTTTCGCATTTTTGTTTTTGTAAATTAATATAATGTTTTTTTATTAAATCTTGTTGACTTTTTTGTTCAATCTCGGTTTCACTCAAAATTACGTTTGATTGCATAGTTGTTGTGTCATTTTCTTCTACTGTTTTGTTTTCTTTGTTTTCTTTGTTTTCTTTGTTTTTTTTAATTTCTGTGTTTTCCATTCGATATATTTACTATATATTTATTTATTAAATATTTTTTAAATCATATTAAACGAATACCATTATTTATATATAACTGTTCATATATCGTATTTCCTAAACATTCAAATGTCTGAAATCAAAGCGGAAGATACAAATACAAATACAAATACAAATA